ATTGTATTTTATGTACAAGGTACTTTTTTAGCATCAAGATACATGGACTTTGAAACTATACCTGATAAGACAGGTCGCAGATGGATGGAAGGACACTACATTACAGGTGATAGGGGAGTGTGGAATAAAGCTTGGAGAGCTGCTGGATGGGAGAAAAAGATTTATAATATGAAAAATGAGTTGGCAAAAATAGAAGATGACCTTAATGACCAATGGATGAAAGATGATGTTTCTATGCCATACGATAAAAAGGAAAAGATGGTAAAGAAACTATCTGGTCCTGTAGTAAACAAATTTATAAAATCATGGTTTGACTGGCAAAACAAATATGTACAAAAAAATAAAGACATATTTAAAAAACGCCTTAGGTCTATAGAAAACAAACCATCTGCGTGGTGGAATGAGATACTTATTTACAATACAAAAATTATAGATGTTTTTGTAATGACGAGGGTAACTAACTCACCTTATTGGGAACACCCCAATGGAGATTCTGGTAGTTGGCAAATAGATTTGTTAAAGTATGTTCCTAAAAATAAGATAACTATTGGAACACCAGCAAAATTTAGAAAGTGGTTTAATGAGAGAGAAGGTAAAATAGATCAAATATAGGGTTATAATATGGGAAAAAATATAGAAAAAGTAAAAAAGTTAATAGCTGGAGTTGGTGGTAAACGAACTCCTGGTGTTGGTTATACACCAAAAAGTGTCAGCATGAGAAAAGAAGGTGAAGAGTGGACAGAAGCTAATGGTCGTAGTTGGAAAATAGAAAATGGTGAAAGAAAACAAATTACTAAAGTTCCACCGAGAGGATTTGACGAATGTGATGATTGTGATAAATTAATTCTTAAAACAATTGACCAACAAACTTATAATAGATTTAAAAGATGTAAATATTGTCAGATAGATTTTGAGATGAAATTAAAAAGAGAAGATAAGTGGGAAGATTGGGTAAAAGAACAAGAGGAAAAAAGATGGGAAGCCGTTCTTGCTGAATACGAATCTGAAATGAATGAAATAAAAAAAGCTGATGGTCCATTTGATACGACAGTAGCAAATGCTATTGCTAATCATGAACAAGGTTTAAACAAAATATGAGTAATTTAAAACAAGCAATAAAACAAAATTATGTAAAGTGTGTTAAAAATCCAAGTTACTTTATTAATGAGTTTTGTGTAATACAGCATCCACAGAGAGGTAAGATAAAATTTAAACTTTATCCTTATCAGTATGATGTGTTAGATGAGTACGAAAAGCATGATTATAATGTCGTATTAAAATCTCGTCAGTTAGGTATATCTACTCTAACCGCTGCTTATTCACTTTGGTTGATGTTGTTTCATAATGATAAGAACGTTCTTTGTATTGCTACAGCAAAAGATACGGCAAAGAACCTAGTAACAAAAGTTCGTATTATGTATGAGGGATTACCACAATGGTTGAAAACTGCTATAGTTGAGAATAACAAACTTTCACTTATCTTTAAGAATGGTTCACAGATAAAAGCTATTGCTTCTAATGAATCTGCTGGTCGTTCAGAAGCTCTATCACTACTAATATTAGATGAGGCTGCTTTCATTGATAAGATTGATACGATATGGACTGCTGCTCAACAGACTCTTGCTACTGGTGGTCGTTGTGTTGCTATTTCTACACCTAACGGCGTGGGTAATTGGTTTCATAAAACTTGGATGGATGCTGAAGAAGGAGTAAATAAATTTAATACTATTAAACTTCATTGGACACAACATCCTGAAAGAGATCAGAGTTGGAGAGATGAACAAAATAAGATTTTAGGACCTAGTAAAGCGGCTCAAGAATGTGATGCTGACTTTTTAAGTTCAGGTCGTTCTGTTGTCGATCCTGCTATATTAGAATGGTATAAACAAAATGCGTGTTGTGAACCAAATGAAAAAAGTGGGTTCGATAGAAACCTTTGGATATGGGATTATCCAAATTATGATAAGAATTATTTAATAAGCGCTGATGTAGCTCGTGGAGATGGGACAGACTATTCAACTGCTCAAGTTTTTGATATAGAAGAGATGGAACAAGTTGCTGAATATAAAGGTCAGTTAGGAACAACCGAGTTTGGAAACTTTCTTATAGAGTTAGGAACTAAATATAATGATGCTTTACTAGTTGTGGAAAATAACAACATAGGTTGGGCTACATTACAAACAATTATTGATAGAGGATATGAGAATCTCTTTTATCAAGAAAAAAATCATCTAATTGTAGATGAGGATATACAACATACAAACAAGTATAGAAGTATAGACAGAAATAAGATACCAGGTTTTACTACTACGATGAAGTCTAAACCATTAATTATTGCTAAAATGGAAGAATATACTCGTGAAAAGATGGTAAAGATAAAATCTACACGATTAATTGATGAACTTTTTGTATTTATATATAAGAATAGTAAAACAGAAGCATTAGATGGATATAATGATGACCTCGTTATGTCTTATTCTATTTTGTTATGGATTAGAGATACGGCAATTCGTATTCAATCGGAAAGAAGTGAATTTCAGAGTACGTTAGTTGGTGCAATTGGAAACCTAAATGGTAATACAACTGTAATGACACCATCTGCTCCTAAAAATAATCCATATAAAATAAAAATTAATGATAATGAAGAAGAAGATTTAACTTGGCTATTGGGGTAAAACATGGCAGACAATTTATTTACAAGACTAGGTAGATTATTTCAATCTAACGTAATCATCAGAAAAGCTGATGATAATAGGTTGGTAGTAAAAGACTTAGACTTTTCACAAACAAAATTACAATCTAATTTCATTGACCGATATAATCGGATGATGCAAAATACATATTCTAATCCGTACACTACGGCACAAAACAGAAGAGCTGCTTACGAGATTAGAAAACTTGACCTATTTAAAGATTACGAGTTGATGGATCAAGACCCGATTATTGCTTCTGCTCTTGACATATATTCAGATGAAAGTACTGTTACGAACATTGAGGGAGAAATCCTTAAAGTAAAAAGTGAGAACACAAAAGTACAAAAGATTTTACACAACCTATATTATGATGTCATAAACATAGAGTTTAACTTATGGAGTTGGATTCGTAACATGACCAAGTATGGTGATTTTTATCTTCAGTTAGATATTGTGGATAAGTACGGAGTGGTAAACGTAAAACCTATTTCTGCTTACGAGATTACAAGACTAGAAGACCATGATCCTAAAAATCCACAATTAATTCAGTTTGAGATTAGTAGTGAGAAAAAAGAAATGAAAGAAAATTATGAGATGGCTCATTTCCGTGTTTTATCTGATACAAACTTTTTACCATATGGGCGCTCAATGTTAGAAAACGGAAGAAAGATATTTAAGCAGTTGACTTTGATGGAAGACGCTATGTTGATTCACAGAATTATGAGAGCGCCCGAAAAAAGAGTTTTCAAGATTGATGTTGGTAATATACCACCAAGAGAAGTCGAACAATTTATGCAAAGAATCATCAACAAGATGAAGAAGACACCTGTCATCGACCAAAACACAGGTGAGTATAACTTAAAATATAATGTAGAGTCAGTTACCGAAGATTACTTTCTACCTGTTCGTGGTGGAGATAGTGGAACGGAGATTGATACTTTACCAGGTCTTTCTAATAATGACCAAATAGACGACATAGAATATCTTAGAAACAAGTTGATGGCTAGTTTAAGAATACCAAAAGCTTTCTTAGGATATGAAGAAGGTTTAAGTGGTGGTAAAGCCACACTTGCTGCTGAAGATGTAAGATTTGCTAGAACAATTGAGAGATTACAAAAGATTATCGTAAGTGAATTAACTAAGATTGGTATTGTCCACCTTTACTCACAAGGATTCGATGATTCTGATTTGATTGATTTTACATTAGAGTTACAGAATCCATCAATGATTCACGAACAAGAGAAACTTGAACTTATGACTCAACAAGTAGAAGTAGCTGAAAGAGCTATAGATACTAAATTATTTAGTCGTGAATGGTTGTATGATAATATATTTGATTTTAGTGATGAAGAAAAGACAACTCTTTTTGATGGTATAGTAGAAGATACTAAACAAAAGTTTAGACTAGAATCAATAGAAACAGAAGGCTCAGATCCTGCTGACCAACCACAAGATAGTGGAGATGAAGAAGATATTGATGATGGAGATATGGCAAGACCTGGTGATTGGGGTGGAAGTAAAAAAGATCCTTTTAAGGACAGAGACACGATGGATGATAGATATGGTCACGAAAGTTTAAAAGATGTCGATAGGTCTTATGGAAAAAGAAAATTTAAAGGTAAATCACCACTTGCTACATCAAAAGCTAGTACAGTAGTTGCTCGTGAGGGTATATTAGACCAACTTAAAAATAAGTTTCCTAAAAAGAAAACACCTTTATTAAGTGAAGATAATATAATAAAAGAGTAATTTACCACTTTATCTAAATTCTGTTATATTTATATATGAATAATTGTATCAAAATACTTTGGAATAATATATGAGCAAATTTAAGCATAGTAAACTAAGAAATACGGGATTACTCTTTGAGTTCCTTTTGAGGCAAGTCACCGTAGATGTTTTGAACAAGAAAAAGGAGTCTCCAGCTTTAAAAATTATTAAGAAGCAATTTAATGAACACACGGAGTTGGGAAAAGAATTAGCTTTATATAATCTTATTTTAAGTAAGAAATTTAAATCCGATAAAAAAGCTGATTTCTTTTTATCAGAAGTGATTAGACAAAGGGGTAAGTTAAATAACACAAATCTTCGTAGAGAGAAGTATAATGTTATTGCTACTATAAAAGAATCTTATGATGTAAATCAATTATTTAGTTCTAAAGTTCCAAGTTACAAAGTATTTGCTTCTGTATATAAATTATTTGAAGGTATCAATGAAATGGGAGCTGATGAAAAAACCGAAAGTTATTTTATCATAATAGAAAATGTAACAACTCTAACACATAAGAAAAATAAATCTTATATGCCTGAAGAGTTTAAAGACAAAGATTTAAGAATCCTTTCTTACAAAACACTTTTAGAAAAGTTCAATAAGAAATACACTAACCTTTCCGATGAACAAAAACATGTTCTTAAAGAATATATTAGTAATATTTCTAATACAAATAATTTTTCTACATTTGTAGAAACCCAAATACCAAAGCTTAAAACTAAGTTAACTAAAAAAGTTAAGAAAGTAAAAGATAAAGTATTAAGAATTAAGTTAAGAGAAGCGGTTAATTGTGTTAATAAGTTTTGTTTAAATGAATCAAAACAAACTGATGATAATTCAGTTGTTCAACTTTTGAGATATTATGAACTCGATAAAGAACTCAACAAAATTTAATTCTATAGTTAAAGAATTAGTAAGTAGTCTATACAAGAAAAAGTTAAAAGAAATAACTACAACTGCTAGTATCGATACTTATCAGACACCTCATGCTTTTGGTAAGATGAAAAAGAAGAGGAAGAAAAACATTGAGAAACAAACTGGATATAAGTTTGTTGATGAAGCTTTATCTAATGATGATATCAAGAAGATAAAGAAGGAAATA